ATTAAATTATTAGTATTTGATTATCTCTCAATTATTATCTTTATTTTATGGTCGGGACATCGGGTTGCGCAGAAGGGCCTGATATACGCGATGAGTTTCGCTTTTTTTGGACAGTTTCTGCATGGGAGTCGGAGTTTGTTGTTGGGGATTCCTGCTGTTTATCTTTCAATAGAGTTTTCAAGTTTCCTATTTCTTCAGACATGGAGAGCAATTTGGTATGCAATTCTTTTATCTCAGCATCTTTTTTTTGAATATCTATATACATCTTATATAATAAGTCACCATTTTCAAGAGATGTATCTGAATTTTTTTTCTTGTTTTGTGTTTCTTCTGGAAATGAAGCTGATGTTGAAGAGGATTCATTTTTTAGCATAGAGCCTTCGCCAGTAAGAAGCCAGCCGATATCTAATCTAGGGAAATTTATTGCAATGCTTTTTAATTTATCAGGTTGAATAGATACTCTCATGCCTGAAATAAAGCCTGTAGATACCCCTATTGTTCTACAGAAATCAGTATCTTTTATACCCTCCTCTCTTAAAAATAACTTAAGTCTTTCTTTAACAGACATTTCCATTGTTTTATTATTTATATTATATTCTAAATAAATTGCAATGCAATAAATTATTCACCTTTTTTTTGTTTTAAATATTGCATTGCTTTATATTTGCATCAGGTTTAATATAAACCGCGCCAAATATAGCAATTTTAATCCAATAAATATTGAATATGGGACAAGTAATTAAGTTAGGCGCACAAGGCAAGAAAGAACTTGCTGTCGCCTTTAAAGTAACAATGGCTTATGTCGGACAGGTTTTGTCCGGTCAGAAGAAGGGTGGTAAGGCCCCCGCAATTTGGGAAGCAGCCAAGAAACGGAACGACAGCAAGCTGTACAATGTTGACGAAATCGCCAAGCATGAAACAGTCAGAATACTCGACAACAAGGGTAATGTGAAAGCGGAACGTACTAATTAATAATGTATTATTATGGAAACACTGAACAACAACCAGCAGACAACAGGTCTGCAAACATTCTTCAATGACGGCATTAACGCCGGTATCCGAATGAAAATGATTGATGGAGAATCATGGTTTATAGCAAAAGACATTTGTTGCGCTTTAGGGTTACAAGATGTTAGCATGACAGTCAAGCGTTTAGATGATGACGAGAAGCTGATACAAACATTATTTGTATCAGGTCAAGGTCGAGAAACATGGACTGTTAATGAATCCGGATTATATGGCTTGATCTTCCTTTCCCGCAAGCCCGAAGCAAAAGCCTTCCGCAAATGGGTAACTAACGAGGTTCTCCCTTCCATCCGCCGCACCGGTGCTTACTCCGTCTGCCCGACACAGCGTCCGACGCTTCCCGCACCCAAGTTCCGTCCGGACTTCATCGAATGGAAACAGGCTGTGTGCCGTTATCTCAACCGAAATGATCTGAAAACGGTTGCCACCAACATGAAAGTCACCTACTCCCATGTATGCAAGGTGTATTCCGGCAACACAATGAGCCGCCGTATAGCCGACAGACTGACGAAGCTGGCTATCTCCCACAAGAACAAAGGCATCATATATCCCGAACCTGTTCCGGTGTACAGGCAACTGCTGATAGAATGGGAGGAACAGGGATGATTACTTATACGATGGGTATCAACCTTGAATACCTGAGGATCGTGATAACTATCTGGCGTGAATACGGGATGCTCTGCCCGATCTCATTCCCAAGGACCAGGACGCCGAAGGGGCGGTGATGGTGAAGATAGGACCGACAACCGACATGAAGGTCGCGGAGATGGTCGACAAGATATGGGATATAGCCGGAGCGAAGCGTCTGGTCAAGGAAATCGAAAAATAAGAGAATATGAATGATAGAATATCAGACTTACCGTTAACCACTACCCCGGTGGGGTTGGGTTATAATAATATGGATGTGTTTAGAAACTCATTAGGGGAGCTCCAGGTCCAACTGGCAGTGCCGCCACTTGGCCTTGACGGGTCAATCTTTTTAAAAGGTAAAATAACACATGACACCGGAGAGGTCCGGATGATCAGAAAACATAAACTGATAAAAATTGAAAGATTATGAAGAAACTGACAGCAATTTTGAAAGGCTGCAACCTTGTGGACAAGTTGTTCAGCCTGCGTGAGAAAGAGATCAACCGTAAGATCGAGGGAGCCAAAGACGATTGCGAGAGACGCAAGGCCGAGGCGGAGATCAAGTATGAGAATTATTGCAAGGAACTGGGTAAGAAAGATGTAGACTACCGGCGCATCTTCAACGGAATGCTTGAATGCAAGCAGGAGATAATGGACGCCGACGAAACGCTCAAGGTGATTGCGGAGGTGGAAGCGGACCTTCAGTCCGAGGCCGAGCTGGAAGAAGAGAAAGAAAAATAGCTCATACAACCGGTAATAGATTGAATTTTAGTTAGACATTCCGTCCCGGTCCGTGACGGATAGGGACGTAGATTTAAAAACAATTTTATAAACCCTTAAAAATGATTCGTAATGAAAACATTCAGAATTATCCATATAGCAGCCGCTGTCATCGGCCTTGTGGTAGTGCTCAGACTGGCGGACAACCTACGCCCCACCTTCAACGAGAACCTCGCCGCCTCGGTCCTTGCAGTCGTATGCTGTCTTTCCCTTATCGGACAAAGGTATTACAGGGAGGAAAAATAGGACACGCGGTCAGGGAGCCGGAAGGCGGCCCTCGTTTCCGGTCCGACTCCGGAAACCGCACAAGGTTAAACAATAAACGGTTGATATGGCTGTAATCTATAATGACAAGGTATGTATCTACGCCAACGAGCTGATCATGTATGATCCGAAACGCAAGGTGGGCTCCGAGAAGGGCTTCCTCCCGTTAGGAACATATAACACGAAGGTGAACAGAAAGCAGATTGTTGTTGCCGAGCGTGCCAGCCTCAGACGCCCCGCTCTGGTGGAGTTCGACTCGCTGGAAGTATATATACAGCAATTATACATCAAATATTACGGTGATCCCCATGAGGATGTCGAACGTGCCGCCACCAGCCCGCTTGAGAGGGCGGTAGGGTACAACGAGGCCGCCTACTCCTTCTTCACCACCTACAGGGACGGTGCGGGAAAGCCGCTCAGACCGGAGAAGGTCACGCTTTACACGCTCCAGGCACGTGTCCTGGATGCAATCATCCGGCTGCGTGACAGCAATGCGGAATGCGGTTTCGGACGTGGCGGCTCCCGTTTCAACGTATGGGACAGGCTGAGTGAGATGGTGAACGACCTGCTGAAAGTACGGGACAGCAAAGGCAACACCCGCTATCCCCACAAACTTCCTTCGACGGGAAAGACGCTCAAACGTAAAGTGGACCAGTATGAGGCGGAAGGCTTCATCGCTTTGGTGCACAAGAACAAGGGCAACACGTCCGCCGCCCTGATACGGGACGAGGAGGAAGAGGCGATCATGCACAAGCTGCTTTCCCAGCACATGAATTTGAACAACGCACAGATAATGGAACAGTACAACAAGATAGCCTCCATATTGGGGAAACCGGAAATCAAGAGCCCTGTCACGGTGGACAGGTACCGGAAGATGATGGAATCCACCACCCTGGGGCACCAGCGCGGAACCACTGTCCTGAGGAACTCCCTTGAGATGCAACACAAGCGTGAGGCTCCGAAGACCGCCATGACCTACTGGACACTGGACGGATGGGACGTGGAACTGGTCTACCAGAAGAGGCAGCCGGTGGACAAAAAGGTGAACGGCGAGACAAGGACTTATAAGAAGACCACCTACCACAACCGCAAGACCATCGTGGTGGTGCTGGACGCCTGCGGCAAGTACCCGATAGGATACGCCGTTGGCGACCATGAGAGCCCGGCGCTGATACGCGAGGCGCTGCGCAACGCCATCAGGCACGCCCGGGAACTGTTCGGGGCACGGTACAAGCCGTTGCAGCTGCAGAGTGACAACTACCAGAAGGGGGTAATGGTTCCGTTTTATGAGGCGATGACGGTGCACTACATTCCCGCCGCGCTCCACAACGCCAAGGCCAAGATCATCGAGCCCTATTTTAATTATCTGAACAAGACGTACTACCAGCTGGAGAAGAACTGGAGCGGTGTGAACATCAACAGCAGGCGCGGCTCCCAGCCCAATATAGAGATCCTGAACAAGAACCGCCACCTGATCCCCGACGAGGAGGGCGTGCTGGCGCAGATACACGGCATCATGCAAAGGGAGCGGGCCAAGAAGCTGGAGGCGTACATGGCCGCATGGGAACGCACCCCCATGGAACGCCGGATGCCGTTCTGTGACGAGGAGTACCTGTTTCTTATGGGCGACACGACGGGGCGCACCAACCGGCTCACCGGCAAGGGCCTGCTGATCGAGCTCTTCGGGGAGAGGATCAATTACGAGAGTTTCGACATGGAGCTGCGCAACCATTTCCACGAGGACTGGTCCGTGCACTACGATCCCGACGATCTGTCGCAGGTGCTCATCGTCAATGCCGAATCCACCAAAGGGCACCGGCTGGCAAAGGAAACGGGGGATCTGAAGTTCCTCATGCAGCGTGACATGAAGACACCGATGGCCCTGATCGACCAGAAACCCGAACATTTCGAGCACCGCAGGAAGGTGGACGAGTTCAACCGGCAGTTCGAGCGGCGGTATGTGGCCAGACAGGAGCAGGTGGATGAGGTGATAACCGCCATGCAGGAGCGGAACCCGCTTCTGAAGAGCAACAGCCTGCTGGACCGCGCCCTGCTCACCGACAGCCGGGGACGGCACAAGGACCGCAAGTATGAGGCGCGCGGCCAGACGGTGGAGGACGTGGATTTTGAAGAGATTGCGCCCGGACCTCTCAGGGTTCCGTCCCCTCTTGTGGATGACGATTACGAATGGGACGACGCCGACATGAATTTTTCAAGATGATTTAATAACACTTTAAAAACAGCATAATTATGGATAAGGAAGCATTGAAACAGTACATAGAGAATTTGATAGAACGTGGTTCAAAACCTTCAGAACTGGCCCGTCGCTGCGGCGTGTCCGATGCGGCGATGTCCCAGTTCCGTTCCGGCAAGTACGGCGCGAATGACGACAACCTGGCGGTCAGGATCGCCACAGGCCTTTATTTCTATGAGAATTCCCGCAATGTGGTTGATACCGTAACCTCTTACCGGCAGGTGAAGCGGGCGTTCGAGGTTGCCAGGGGAAAGAGCAAATGGGTATGTATCAGCAGCCGCAGCGGAAGTGGAAAGACCCAGTCTCTGATTGACCTGTACAATCTGTGCGGTGACAAGGGGGTTGTATATATCAAGTGCCGCAAATGGAGCAGCCGCAAGTTCCTTACCAAACTGGCACAGGCCATGGGAGAGAATGTGACGCGCTATATGGATAATGACAGCCTGCTGGACCTGTGCATCGCGCACATGAATTCCCTGTCCTCCTATAAGCCTGTCCTGCTGATAGATGATGCCGGCAAGCTCACGCATTCGGCCATGTGCACGCTTATTCCCCTGTATGATGACACGCTGGGGCGCATGGGGTGTCTGGTGGCCGGCACGGAAACGCTGGAGCGCAATATCAGGCGGTATGTGGGACGTATTGAAGGGTATGACGAGATAGACGGGCGTTTCGGCCGCAATTACATCACCCTTCTGGGCGCTACCAAAAAGGATGTCATCGCCATCTGTATGGCCAACGGCGTGCAGGACAGGGAGACGGCGGAAGAGATATGGGGAAAACTTCCCAAGGTCAAGAAGCAGCCGCGTGAGGACGATCCCCGCCAGGTATTGTTCGCCGATGACCTGCGCGAGCTTTCGGGAATGATAGACAATGTGGTAATCAGACAGGAAATCAGCAACGGAGGAGCCGGCTTATGATCAGGTCATTGTCGTTTGACAACATATTGAACAAAAAATACGAATACATCCCCTTTTCCAAGGATTTCATGGATGCCTTTGGAAAGAGGCAGAAGTCCGGGGCGTGGATCGTATACGGCAAGTCCGGACAGGGAAAGACCTCCTTCACCTTCCAGCTGGCCAGGGAGTTTGACCGTATCGGCTACAAGGTGCTGTTCATTTCCCTTGAAATGGGTGTCGAGTCCGATTTCAGGGACTCCCTGCTCGGATTCATGAATTCGTCAAGGAGCGGGATGCTGTTCTGGGACGAGGTCCCCACTTTTGATGAGTTTGACGAATTTCTCGGGAAACAGAGATCCCCGGACGTGGTCATCATCGACTCCCTGCAGAGTCTTGAAGGCGAGATGGACGTCACCGCCAAACAGCTGGTCGAGCTCAGGAAGAAATACAGGAAGAAGATATTCGTATACATCTCCCATGTGGAGGGGAAGGAGGTGCAAGGCACGGTGGCCTACAGAGTCAAGAGGGACTGCTTCTCCCGCATAGAGGTGAACGGGTTCTGCGCCCGGTACATGAGCCGTGGTGTTCCCGGTCCGAAAGGATTCTATGTGGTCTGGAAGGAGGGCTATGAGAGATGCTGGCTCAGGAACAGTGACGAACCATTTAACAGCAATAGCAATGAACAAGACAATTGAATTACCCGCGACAAACGCCCAGAAGCGGTGCATACACCGCCTCAGACGGCAGTTCGGGCTGGACGAGGATGAATACAGGCATCTTGTCCGGCAGTTCAGCGGCGGACGGACAACGACGTCCGCGGAGTTGTACAAAAGCGAGGCCGCAAGGCTGATCGGGACGCTGCTCGATCCCGACAGGAGAAAGGATCCGGAAAGACGGGAGAAACTGGCGCTGGTCAAGGCCATTTACGCCGTGTCGATGGATATCGGTTTTCTCAACAGGAGCTACCGAAGCGACAATCCCGTGGAGGTCGAGATGAACAAGGCGAAGATCACCTCCTTCCTGAAGAGCCACGGAGGATGCAGGAAGCCGGTGTCAAGCCAGAACCTGGAGGAACTGAAGGCCACACTGAAACAGCTGAAGGCCATAAGACGGAAGGAGGAGGTATGAGAAGAATCTTTAACCTGTTACACAAGGTAGTGATCTTGTTAGGTGTCCTGGCTGTGATCATCGAAGACGAACCTGTAAAAAGGGCGTTTGCTTTGATGGGGCTGTTGGCAATGCTGGTATTGGAATATGAAGAAGATGACAACAATGAAAACGATAATAATAATGGAAAAGACGAAATTCGAAAAGGAATGTGCTGACATGTGTGCCGATTGCCACGCCAAAGGACTGGACATCTGCCGGGAGGACGCGGACACCGTGCAGCCGATGTTCGCCCGGTGCGGGCTGTGCGGGAAGGTGTTCTGTGAATACAACAACCACATGACCGTGAACCATCTCTGCTGGGAATGCCAGACAGCCATAGAACAGAACGTTGACTGCAACGAGGAGATAATCGACCCTGATTTATTCAGGAATTTATTCACTAATAAATAAGAACAGATATGGATATCAAGAATTTATCTGAAAAGGAACGTGAGGCCCTGCTAAGCAAGCTGCAGGCCGAAAAGAAAAGAAAGGACGGGGACCGAAAGAAGAACTACCAGAAGCTGCGTGCCAAATTCCTCGCCTCTGTGGAGAGGAAGCTCCGCAAGTATATCAAGGACGGCCAGGAGTTCAAGGAATGGCTCCGTAAGGAGGCCACCGCCTACTATGACCAGCTGAAGGAGTACGGCGGCCTGAAACGTGACGAGCAGCTCGGGTTCGAGGTGAAGAACGACACCTTCAAGGTCTCCGTCAAAGGGAACCGGGTCAAAGGCTTCGACGAGAGGGCAGACGTGGCAGAGAAGCGCCTTGTGGACTACCTGAACGCATGGATCGGCAAGAAGGGCGATGACGGGCGCAACCCCATGTACAAGCTGGCCATGTCGCTGCTCCAGCGCAACGAGGCCGGGGATCTTGACTACAAGTCCATCTCCCGCCTGTACGAGCTCGAGGACGACTTCAACGACCCCGAATATTCGGAAATCATGCAGCTCTTCCGTGAGAGCAACGTGGTGGAAGGCACGGTGATCCGCTTCTACTTCGAGGAAAAGGACGGAAACAATCAATGGAAAAGAATAGAACCCTCATTTAACAAGATGTAAATTATGATGCACAATTGGTTTGAATGTTCCATCCGCTACGAGAAGGTGGCGGAGAACGGCATGAACAGGAAAGTAACGGAAGCCTATCTGGTCGACGCGCTGAGCTTCACGGAAGCGGAAGCCCGTATTATTGAAGAAATGAACCCGTATATCAACGGTGAATTTACCGTCTCGGGCGTCAAACGCGCCGGTTACAGCGAACTGTTCCCATCTGAGGAAGATGCGGCCGACCGCTGGTTCAAGTGTAAGCTGTTCTTTATCACGCTGGACGAAAAAAGCAGAGCGGAGAAAAAGACCCCCACTACCGTACTGGTACAGGCTTCCGACCTTCGCGATGCCGTAAAGAAGCTGGACGAGGGGATGAAGGGCACGCTGGCGGACTATGTCATCGGCTCGGTGGCCGAGACCGCCATTATGGATGTCTATCCCTACACTGCTGATGTGAAACCTGAATTTCCCGGTGATGATAAGAAGGAAGTTTGACCATCCCCATGTAGTCCTGTGCCGCACATGCTGCGGCCGGGGCTTTCTTGAGAACCTGGACGAGCTGGCGGACACCGTACATACCGTTGCCTGTCCCGCCTGCAAGGGGAGCGGACGTGTGGTCGTATCCTCCGTTACCCTTACCACCGTGGAGCCTTATGATCCCGAATCCCCAAATCTCGCGATGTATGGAAAAGGACGGAATGAATGAGTACCTGCTGCTCTCCGTGGAAAAATTGGAGAGTCTCAAATCCGCGATGGAGGATATACTGGATGAATCAAGACTCCGGTGCCGGGAGGGCTGGCATAAGCGTGACAGGGCGTTCCGTCCGCAGAGTTTCAGGAAAAGAACCATCTGGCACCGCATAAGGAGCCGGTGCTTTTAAAACAGATTTAAGAACCTTTTAAACGACAATCTTATGAACCTGAGAAAAGACAACAAGAAAAAGAAACCGATGCAGCTTATGCTGGACGAGATCTCCGGAATGATGGGCGTCTCGCAGGAGATGATCCTGTCCCGGATGATATCCCGGAACATATCCGATTCAAGGATGCTGTTCTGCTATATGGCGTATGAGGAAGGGTATCTGTTCCGTGAGATAGCCTCCTTCCTGAAGATATCCAGATGCAGGGCGACAACCGCGTATTATGATGTGAGATTGAGAAAGGAAAAGTTCCGCCCGATCATTGCAAGGCTGGCCGGATGCGGAACGGGAGGTGTCTAGCAGCACTGCAGGTGACGGTTCCCGCACGGTCCGGAAAACCCAGGCGGGACTATATTAACCATTTCCGGCAGGACAGGCCGCTTGAGGGGGTGTACTTCACGGACTTTGCAAGGGATATGCTTGAGAGAAGGGGAAAACGCAGGTCCGGACATTATGCCGCGGTTTATGATGCGGTCCTCCGGCACATAGACAGGTTTTCCACCGAATTCGACTGTGATATCTTCACCAATTCCGTGACGGAAGAGTTTCTGGACGACTTCATTGTCTATCTTGAGAGCCGGGGGCTGCGTCACAACACCATAGCGGGCTATATTCAGAAAATACAGTCGCTCGTCAGAAAGGCATCGCAGTACAATTACGCCGTAGACGCCACCTATGACGGAACAGATTTGCGTGAGGAGCCGGTAAATGCCGTTTTCCTCTCGATGAACGAGATCGCAAGGATCTACTATTACAAGTTTGAGAGGCAGGACAGAAGAAAGGCCAGGGAGCGGATACGTGACCTGTTCGTCATAGGCTGTCTGACCGCTCTGAGATATTCCGATTATTCGACATTGACAAAAGACAATTTGAGAGATGGATACATCATAAAAAGGACAAAGAAGACCAATGTGGACGTCAAGGTCCCGGCTCATGATTATGTAAGGGAGATATTCGAGAAATATGACGGGAACATACCCGGAGGACTGTGCATACAGTATTTCAACAAGTATCTGAAGGTCATCATGAGGGAGATAGGGCTTACCGACAGGATCACTTTCTCCTACACGAAGGGAGGAAGGCTGGTCACGGAGACCCGGGAGAAATGGGAACTGGTCAGCAGCCATACGGCAAGAAGAAGCGCGGCCACGAACATGTACCTTACAGGACGGATGAAGACATTGGAGATCATGAGACTGACAGGGCACAGGTCTGAGCAGAACTTCTTCCGGTATATCCGGCTTACTGCGGATGATACGGCCCGGTCAATCTCCGGAGACAGTTTTTGGAGAAAATAATAATCTGCCATTTGCCGGTGTCGGCAAATGGCTCATAACGATATAGATATGAAACAGACAGTAGAAGAAGCGGCAAGTGAAAATATCCTATTTAATCATAGGACAGTTGATAGAACTTTGTTTGGTAAAGATTTGGCAAAGTTTGGAGAGATTAATTTCGTTCAAGGTGCCGAATGGCAATCCAAGCAATCTCCTTGGATAAGTGTTAAGGAGCGGTTGCCGGAGCCTAACAAGGAAGTTCTTCTTTATGATAATAACCCCATCCGGCATTATGTCATAGGATGGCTGCGGAAAGATAAAGGATATAACAAAGGCATGTGGGCACTCTCCAATGGTTGGATTGAAGATAAGGATATAACCCACTGGATGCCGATTGATAAACCAATAACCGAGTAATTATGAATGAAGTAAACTTTAATGGAATGTTCGGACAGCAAGGTTGGATTTGTCCGAAGTGTGGAAGGGTATATTCACCTTTTACACGAATGTGTTTGTATTGCGGAAATAACAATTCCGAAAATACATTTACATCTGCAAATACACCTACAATAACTTTCGATGAAATACTCGAAGCCAACAGAGATGTACTTGAACGGATTAAACAGAAAGGAGATTGAGATATGAATAATAGGGAATTATCTGCTCAAATAATTGATACTATAAAAGCTATACGGAAAATCCCTAGAGAACAAATCAAGAATCCTTTTGAAATCCAAGTTATCGTAGTTAAACCTAAAGATAAAGAAGATTAGTTATGGAAATAAAGAACGGAATAATAATAGATGGAGTGTTATATGAATCATCAGAAGGGGTTTGTAATGAATGCGCTCTATTTCGGGAATGTTACGATATTTTAAATGATAACTATTGTGCCTTACTCGATTTAGGAATAGGTCAGTGTTTTGTTAATCGTGGTAAGGTAACAGAGATTAAAACAGAGGAAGAAAGAAAGGAGTGAGATATGAGTGAATTATATATACCGCCTGAGCGATTTGAGAGAGACTTTATTACCGGACGATTTTTAAAGGGTTGTGTTTCTCACAACAAGGGTCGTAAAATGGTTTATCATTCAAAACGTTCCAAGGCCAGAAGTATAAAAAATCTGTCTAAAGGACGTGGGGCTTGGCATAAGACTGGTGCAGGCATGAATAAAAAGAGCGTTGTTTTGATAAAGGATGAGAAATTATGTGGAGTATTCCCTTCGATACAAATGGCTGGTAAGATGATTGGCGTGGCTCCTTCTTTGATCAGTGCTATATGTCGGAAAGTGAGAGGCAAACATACGGCTAATGGATACAGATGTTTTTTTGAAGATAGCAATGATTGGTATAATTTAATTAAACAAGATTATGAATAATGACAGGCAGAAGATATTAACTGATTATATTTCTTACTTATACACAACAGGCAGGACTTATGATACTGTCGGGAAATATATCAAGTATGTCACGGATTTTTTAGAGATGACCAAAGAAGTGAACCGCCGTGGTTATTTGAATTACAAGCGTGAAAATGCAGATGTCATGGTGCGTCATTCGCTAATGTGTTCAGCTATATGCGATCTATTATCCTATCTCAACATCGGATATGGAAAAAGGGAAAAGGCGGTGAAACCTTTGGAAAAACTTGATGTCATTTCGGATAAGAACAAGAAACAACTTAATGATTTCATTGTGTGGCTGACCGACAACAATGATTACTCTTCTCATACAGTTGATATATATTACACATCAATGAAGAAGTATTTCGAGTATGCCAATGAGGTAAACATGGATAATTGCAGGAGGTTTATAAAAAGTCTCGAAGAAGAAAAATTATCTCCCGCTACCATCCGGTTACGTATTACAGCCATTGAAAAGTTCTCTAAATGGATGAAAAAGCCGATAGAATTAAAGAGACCTAAAATGAAACGTAAGCTGGATATTTCTAATGTTCCTACCGAGAATGAATATAATCGGTTACTGGAGTATCTGAAAACAAAACTCAACAAGGATTACTATTTCTTCATCAAGGTATTGGGTACTACAGGAGCCCGGCTCTCGGAGTTTCAGCAATTCACATGGGAGGATATAGCAATTGGCGAGGTTGTTTTGAAAGGGAAAGGAAACAAGTATCGGCGTTTCTTTTTCCAGAAGCAATTACAACAGGAGGTGAAGGACTATATAAAGGAGACAGGCAAGTCCGGTACTCTTGCTGTCGGGAGATACGGACCGTTGACTCAGAGAGGTTTTTCACAACACCTGAAAGCATGGGGTAAACATTGTGGTATCGATTCAAAAAAAATGCACGCGCATGCCTTCCGACATTTTTTCGCTAAAATGTTCCTGAAAAAAAACAAAGATGTTATTCAACTGGCCGATCTTCTCGGTCATGGAAGTGTAGACACAACAAGAATTTATTTACAGAAAAGTTATGACGAACAAAAAAAAGATTTTAATCGAAACGTTACATGGTAGTGTTGCGCAGCTCAATGAACTGTCATCCATGACCGAAGGGATAGACATCTATGACGATACCGGGTGTGTTGACACTGATTTTTTGATAGAAGCGATATCTTGCGTCAGTGCCTTCATGGACGCAAGCAACATAGTTGTAGAAAAAATATCTTCACTGTTAGCGCCGGATGTTCCGATAGCTGAAAAGAAAAAGCAGGCTGACGAAGGCAAAAAATGGAGTGTGGAAGAGATATTGAAACATTGTACTCTTGAGGACGGTGTTCTGAAACTTCCTCAAGTTCAATTTAACAAAAAGTCTTATGCTGAAGCAAAGAAGTGGATAGAAGAAGCCGGCGGCTCATGGCAAGGTGGAAAGGTACAAGGTTTCACATTCCCGTTTAATCCGAAACGTGTGTTTTCCGTTTTGAAAGAGGGTAAACGGTGCAACCTACAGCAGGATTACCAGTTTTTTGAAACTCCGTCCGATGTTGCCGACTGGCTGGTTATGCTTGCCGGAGGAATACATGAAAATGATACGGTATTGGAGCCGAGTGCCGGCCGCGGTGCTCTCATTAAAGCCATTCATAGGGCTTGTCCTTCCGTAACAGTGGAATGCTATGAACTGATGCCGGAAAACAGAGAGTTTTTGCATTCGTTGGAAAATGTGATACTCCTTGATGAAGACTTTACGAAAGACAGTGTAGGGCATTACACTAAGATTATTGCAAATCCTCCGTTTTCCGGTAATCAGGATATAGAGCATGTCAGGCTTATGTATGATCGATTGGAAGAAGGCGGCACGCTTGCAGCAATAACTAGCCAACACTGGAAATTCGCTTCGGAAAAGAAATGTATTGATTTCCGCAACTGGCTGAAAGAAGTACATGGAGAAGTTTTTGAAATTGGAGCTGGCGAGTTTAAAGAGAGTGGAACTACTGTTAGCACTATGGCGGTTGTAATAAAGAAATAATTCAAAAAAAAATTAGTATGTTGACAATAGAAATACCAAAATCAAATAGAAGAAAATCCGAGGAAGACGAACTTGCATCTTTCATCCTCTCGGAAATCAAAAAGAAAGGCGAATGTGTTTACTTTCATTATGGCGTAGGATGGGGAAATAACTGGCCTCATTGTTGGGCAAAAAATACTGGAAGTGACGCTAAAGACAGACACCAAATTTCGGAGTTGGCGCACGATAATGTCATAAGAGCATTTATAGACAAGGGCTATTCTGTCGAGTATAGAAGTGAAATAGCCGCCGGAAGATATGTGATTATCAGAGGATAGCTACAATGGTAATGAAAACGAAAACAAGTAAAGTCACGTTTCTACTCCGTTCCAAAAATCTGCAAAAAGCATTATCTATCTTTCCCACTTTTCATATTAACGTTCATCAAAGAAGAATGCAAGACTTTACAGGTTACCAGTGAAATACTTTCCTGTAATTCTTTATCTTACCAGCAATTCGGCATTGATATCAACAAAGGAATTATAACACACATAACAAAGTATTGACAAGCCGTGTCAGTACTTTGTTTTCCTCATTTTTCCCCTTAGCTCCCTTATTAAGTACCTTCGTTTCTGTAACGCAAAAAAAGCAATTATGGAAATTATTTACAGAAAACTAGAGGAACTGAAGAAACTGGAAAACAATCCAAGAACTATTTCGGATGAACAGCTAGACAAACTTAAAGAGTCAATCCGAAACAATCCGGATTATTTCGAAGCCCGACCGATCATCCTGTCAGACCGTACTGGCGAATTGATCATTATAGCCGGAAACCAAAGGTATGATGCCTGTATATCGCTAGGTATGCAACAAGTACCGACCGTTCTTATTCCCAACCTGACCGAGGAAAGGGAACGTGAGCTAATCATACGTGATAACGTTAACAACGGACAATGGGACATAACCAAGTTGTTTGACTGGGATTGTAACGAGTTGCTTAATTGGGGTATGGAAGGCATCAGCTTTCCTGATCCGACAGATTTTTCAGAAGATATAGAAGACAGTCATAATGTACTCAAGAACGCAAACTATGAAGCCGGAGCTCATATCAAATATTTAGTATTTGAGGGGTATAAGATTCCAGTCAGTGAAAGCGAACTGGAAGCACTGAAAGCACGGGCTTCTGAATATTTGGATGAGAACGGTGTAATGGTTGGTTTTGTTAATAATCTACTTAGCTTATGATGGAATACATAGACATATCAATATTGAACCCGGCAGAATATAACCCACGCCTGCTCACTAATGAAGCACAAGAAGATTTAAAAAAATCCATCAAGGAATTAGGCATTATCAAACCGATCATCATACGTCAATCGGATAAACGTATCATGGCAGGACACCAACGTACAAAGACAATGAAGCTGCTTGGGTATACCCATGTTCCAGCCTTTATTCTTGATGGTGTAAACTCCACCGATGAAGTAAGGTTCAACCAACTTCACAACTATGCGGAATGTGAGTTGTCGGAAATCCAACCAGAAATCAATGTAAGTCTTCCTAAAGGAACAGAAGGATTTTATACTGTATCCAACAAAGATATCTCCATTCTTTCCAAAGGAGGAAACAACTCACGTGTTGTTGACCTTACGAAAATGATTCTCCGTTACGGCCAGTTTGCAAATGCCGTATGTGACCATACCGGGAAAGTGATCATCTCAACAGTATATGCCAAAACGGTAAAACTATTAGGTATGGACCTACTTGTATATGTCCTTCCAGAAGGGAAAGAAGAAATCGCGCTCAAATACTTCTCTAAGGAATATGGAGTGTTCGAGTATTCCCATCTGGAACGAAAGACCTATATACAGTCTTTTGCCCAAAAGGCACGGCTACGGCAAAAGAACGGGGTTCCAAGCAAGCGTAGCCATTCAACGTTGTATGAAACGCAGGTTATACCATACATCACCAAGGATATGCGCATACTCGATTTCGGTGCCGGACAAAAGGATTACGCAACCATACTGAAGAAAAAAGGCTATCTCATTGACGCCATTGAATTCTTCCACCGCAAAGATGGAGCGGACATCATTGATGAAAAGGAAATCAGGCAAGACTGTGCTTCCATATGCAAGACCTTGTCGGACTACGGGCTGTACGATGTGGTTGTGTGCGATAGCGTGTTGAACTCTGTGAACTCAGAAGAGGATGAAAAGAATGTCTTACTTTCGTTATCAGCATTATGCAAGCCCGGAGGAATGATATTCTGGTCTGGCATTCCGCTGCTGTTCGCCCAGAAATCATCTGAACGCAAGGAAACACACGACCATCGTTCTAAAGCCGTATTTCTTGACGCAAAGAACTTCACAGCCAACTTCCGTTTTGGTGAATGGTACTTCCAGCATTATCATTCCACAGCTGACATCGTCAGATTAAACACAGCTTACATCGGAAAGGATTTTAACATATTCGATAAAGGAATGAAGATAAGCCCAGAAAAAGAGTTAAGAGGTTCGTCATTTCAAGTAGCATCAACCAACGGAAGGAGCGCAAGTAAGAGTGATTATCTGAAAGCGTTGCAATATGAATTCACACTTCCTCTTCCCAATAATCGCAAATGGGATCTGGACAAAGAAATTATACCAATCTTTAAAACACTATAAACAATGGCAGCACCTAAAGGAAATCAGTTTTGGATGTTACGCAGCAAGCATGGCAGGGATAAACTCTTCGCCACGCCTGAAGCGTTATGGGAGGCGGCGTGCGAATATTTCCAATGGTGTGATGAAAACCCATGGACAACAAGAAAGGCTATACAACGTACCATGCCTGTTAGACGCAAAAAAGGTAAAAGAACAGAAACTGTTAATGAACAGCAAACACAACAAGAAGTTTCACCTACACAGCGCCCCTACTCTCTCACCGGATTATGTATCTATCTAGGTACTTCATCACGTTGGTGGAGTAGCTTCAGAAGTGAATGCATGAAAAAAAATGATGAAGATTTTTTGCACGTCATCGCGCGGGTGGAAGAAACCATCGAGACTCAACAATTTGAAGGAGCCTGTGTTGGCGCTTTCAATGCAAACATTATAGCCCGAAAGCTAGGGTTGTCCGACAAACAGGAAGTGGATCATACAACACAAGGCAAACCCTTCAACGGATTTGACTTTCTTCCCTATACTCCCGAAGCTGACAAATTGAAGTGATATGGAGCAAAAGGTTAACTTAAAACAGCGATTGGCATACAATTTTCTTCGTGACAGCAAAACGAAATTTTTATTGTATGGTGGTGCCGGAGGTGGTGGTAAATCATGGCTAGGCTGTGAATGGCTGATGCAATGTGCCTACTATCTTCCCGGTACTCGCTGGTTTGTTGGCCGAAATAATTTGAAGGATAGCCGTGAGTCCGTTACCGTGACCTTCAATAAGGTAGCATCTTCTCACAGCTTCACGGCATACAAGACAACAAATGAAGGGATAGCCTTCGACAACGGAAGTGAAATCGTTTAAATTGACTTGACGTATTAACCGGTGAAAGATAAGATGTATGAACGATTGGCGTCTAAGGAATATACAGGAGGATGGATAGAGGAAGCTGGTGAAGTGCACTACCTTGCCTTCGAAGTCTTGAAAACCCGTATCGGCCGCCACATGAACGATGTATACCATGTACCCGGAAAGATACTTATCACCTGTAACCCGAAGAAAAACTGGCTATACCGTGAATTCTACAAGCCCTGGAAAGAAGACAAATTACAAGCTCCTTATGCATTTATCCAAGCTTTGGTGCAGGATAATCCTTGGGCAACAGAAGACTACATCGAAAGTCTTCGAAACACAAAAGACCGGGTAACAAAGGAACGCCTATATTTCGGCAATTGGGAGTATGATAATGACCCGACTGCCCTGTGTAACTACGACGCTATCTGTGACTTGTTCACGAATGAGTTCATTGCTCCTGCAGGTGAATCTACCGGTTCTGCAGACCTTGCAATGAAGGGACGAGACAGATTTATCGCCGGTCATTGGAAAGGGAATGTGTGTTTTATCAAACTGGATCAGGAATACAGTACTGGAAAATCCATTGAAACAGACCTGAAGCGGATGATGATAGAATGCTCAATTCCTCGTAGTAAGATGATTGCGGACTCTGACGGATTGGGGAACTATCTTGAAAGCTATCTGAACGGTATCAAGGAGTTTCATGGAGGAGCACGACCTATTAATCCTGAATTTGACAATTTGAAATCAGAGTGTGCCTTCAAACTGGCTGAGATGATTAACAATCGATTGCTTCGTATCGTATGCACGGAAGCACAGCGGGAACGGATCATTGAAGAATTGTCAGTTCTCAAACAAGCACATATTGATGCAGACACACGGAAGAAAGGAATAATCAGCAAAGAAAAAATGAAAGAAATATTAGGTCATTCCACAGATTACCTTGATATGCTGATAATGGCAATGATATTCCGCATCAAACCAACACCAAAACGACCAAAAGCAAAAATAGGAAAGATATGACAGTAAAAGAATTTTTGACAATAAGCAGCATTGCCACCGAACCCGAGGTCATTAGAACCAAGTTGGATGAACTGAAAAAACCTTATCAACTAGGGCAGTATAAGACACCAGATACCCTAAACGACATAAATATGGGAGAACTGATGCAACTGCAATCCATCGAAACAGAACACGATATCTTGTTCGTTCCCTGTACTGTACTGATGGGGCTGAGTAAACGTTATATATCCCAACTTCCAGCTACCGATGTACTGGGATTCGTACAATGGGTGGCCAAAGAAGTTGAACGAATAAATAAACTATTCGCGTCGACGAATGTACCACCCACACCCGAAGAGAAGCAAGCAGGATCCGAATTGCTAAATTTTGGACCTTTCGGCATGATTGATTACTATGCACAGCGCATGGGTATCACTGATCATGCAGAAGTAGACAGCGTGCCATGGGTCAGAGTATATAAATGTCTTGACATGGACGCCAAAAGAGTAAGATTCGAACGTAGATTAAGAAACATATTAAGTAAGAAGAAATGACGGTAGAGCAAAAAATTAAAAAGATAGTAGACTCTATGGAGGGTGTAAGTTACCTTTTTGACAACTGGCAAACAGCCAATATAAGACTGGACAAGATTAAATTGCCGGCAGTGCTTAATCTCCTTCCTGTAAGCGGAACTTTTAATCTAGGCAGACAGCAGTTAAGAGACTGCCCTAACTGTATGATGGCATTCATGGATAAAACCAAGTTCGATTTTGATGGCACAGAAAATGATGCAGTGATAGAAGGATGCAAGAATAAAGCCAAAGAATTCATATTGCTATTGAACAGGAGTGGGATGTTCAAAGAAATATCAGGAGATATCCCTTATTCTGTTTTCTATGACAAGCTGGATGTTAATGTAACCGGAATAGTTATCCAACTTAAGTTAGAAGAGATAATGGGTACTGTTATTTGCAACAAGAGCGTGAAAGAGATTGTATATGGCAGCAGAAACTAAAGCCGGACCCCTAAGGATAATAGGTGAAGAGCTGGAAGCGTTACGCAAGCGAATTATAGCCAACCATGAAGCAGCCGGACAAGTAGCCAGTGGAAGGACAAAGGGCAGTCTGAAAGTAGAAATGTCGGAGGACGGAGGCGTTTTGTGGGGCAGGCAGGCATTCGCGGTACTAGAAACCGGACGTGGGCCAGGGAAAGTTCCGAAAGGATTTTACAAGATTATCCGCCAATGGGTGGAAGATAAGGGTATACAAGTAAAGAAGCCCGATTCCTTCGCCTACCTTGTCGCTAGAAAGATAGCCAAGGAAGGAACGGAACTATACCGAAACAGAAAACATGAGGAAATCTATTCCCGTGATCTAGAAAATACCGTGGACAATATAGCCAGCAGGGTATCGGCTATATATGAAACAGAAGTTGAACATATAAATCTGAATTTCGACAATGAGAACACATACGATAGATAATACAACAATTGAATATCCTGACCAAATAGGATTCTGCTTTAATCCTGTGATAATAAATATCCTTGGCGGAAACTATCAATCTGTTACTGCAACGGTAACGGACACCACCACAGCCACATCAGACAGAGAGAACAGAGCGACGTTCGGTGGTTCCTGCTTCTTTGACCTATCATTCTATACGCAGAGCTATTTTGACGAATACAGAGAAGTCGATTACAAGTCAACTCACGCCGAAGATAGTAAGTTAGGACGTCTGTTTAGCATAGAGCTTGATATGTATAACGAATCAGGAACACTTGAAAACAGCTTCCAGTTCAACGTATTCATATTGTGGGGAGCCAGTAAGGTTGGAGAGCAGTATAATGGAAGCCGAGTGCTGACATGGTTCAAAAACTACCCATTCTCTGTAGGCTTATACTCTGCAACATCAGGGAATGTAAAAGTAACTATAGATGGTTCCGAAAGCTCCCCTATCGCATTATCAGGACAAAATGCATGGAATATCATTCTTGCTGGAATAGATGCTTCAGACAGGGTGGAATTTTATCTACCTGGAAGTAATACGGCAGCATCTGTTTTTGACCACACCTTTGATTTCACCTTCCGAGGGCTGCTCAATATGGCCACAAAGATCACTTGTAAGGTTGACAATTCAGACTGTGGAATATACTTGAGATGGATCAACCGCCATGGAATGTGGTGTTACTGGCTATTCATGCAAGGAGACGAGACTTCGCAGGTATCCAATGACGGAGAGTTCATCAGAAACAATATGCAGGATTACAGTTACAAGAACGGATACCATGGAGGTAGCGGACGAAAGCAAAGGAAAATGGAAGAAACGACACTTCCCGTATGCGCTCCATTAATAGACAGCATAACTTATGACTTCCTTTACCAAATGGCCACATCTCCTGTTGTTGATATGTTCATGGGCTATGATGATAACGGTAACGCCAGATGGATGGCCGTAAATGTGTCTGTGGGAAATTTCGTCAAACAGCGGGTATCACTGCAAGACTTTGAAGCGAACATTATATTACCTGAAACTAACGTGCAGAGCTTATGAGAAATGAATTATTATATGTCGGTGCCAACAACAAATTAGTAGATATGGACGACAGCACCAATATCACATTAAAATACAAGAATAATATATTCACCGATATAGGCAAAATTGTAAGTAACACAAGCTACACTATTAAACTTCCAAACACAGTGAGGAATCAGTCTGCATTTCTTCACGCAGACCTGCCATCCTGCCAATATTCCGTTGCTTCATTTTACCTTGACGCTAGATACATAAGAAACGGAGTAGAAATTATCAAAGGGGCAAAAATATACTTGATAGGCACGTCTGATGTGTTTGAAACCGCATTAATATGGGGAAACGCAACACAATTTTCAAGTATTGCCAATGAAGAAAAAAAACTGCAAGATTTAAAAGAACGTTGGCATTATGAAAGCCAAGGGAATGATCCATTTCCTGATTATTACATCGAATGGAATAGCGGAAAGAACGTAAGCCAATATGATAGTCATGGAGATTTCTTTTTCCCAAAAGTAAATTACAATATACGTTCAGCCGATAAAGACTTACCCTATCATCCGGCAGTTAAAGCAACATGGATTTTAGAACATATATCACTTGATAATGATGTGATATTCATTTTTCCAAGTGAACAGCAAGCAGTCTTGAACAAGCTGTTTATCCCATTGCTGACAAGAAATGACGGGTTGGAATTCTCTCAAAAGAATGAACTGTGGTTGAATGCAAAATATTACCTTAACCAAGGAACCGGGCCTATTGAACTTTACTTCGAAAATAAAGAATATTCATCATATTATGGAACGGTAAATAAAAGCTCGCTAAGCGAAGGCACATTCATTAGTGGAATAAAGACAAAAGGAAACTCCATAAAGCTCAATGCTTCAGGCAAAGTATCAATACATACTTTAACTTCTTTCTATCCCAGCAATGCAGCCATGATAGCTTATTATATTGAGAACGGAGAGAACAATGAAATATTCAACATAGGATATACGGATATAATAAGCAATGGAGGAAACTCTTACAATATTACGTTTGAGTTCGAAGGTGTAGAGTCTGACTCAGTAAACAAAGGTACAGATATCCGGTTTGGATTCACAAATATCGGATTTATTGCAGACGTATCAAACGGTGTAGATGGAATCATAAATCTAAGAATGGAAAACAGCCTTGTATCGCCCAAGCAACCAGACGAAAGTATTCTTAACGGGAATGGTCATTACCCCATTATACCAAATTTGCCAGATATGACACAGCTTGATTTTATTAAAGCAATATCTACCATGCTAGGCGTATTTGCATATCCTATTGAAGGCACGAACATTATAAGATTTATGTCTGTCGATGATATCATAAAGAAAAAAGAACAAGCGTACAATTGGACTAGACGGGTAATAGCATCGTATATGGCCAACAAGCCTAAAGAAATGAAATTCACTATCGATGGCTTTGCACAAAGAAATATACTTAAATACAAAGACGATGATACGGTAAAAGGCAACTACAGTGGAGAAATTACTTGCTTGATCAGCTCATTAGTGAAGTCTAGAGAAATGGCAGAGTTGAAATTTGCAGGATGCGACATGAGAGGAATTACAGCATTCATACGATTGTACAAATATGACGGAGAGGGAAAGGCTGAACTGCAAAAAGTTCAACCAAGAATACTTCTCGAGGAAAACAATGGAGGTCTATCAAATGGAACCTTCACACAATTGTCGTTCACAGATATCATAAAAAGATTCTACACAAGCTTTCAAAATGCAGTGTATACCCCCAAAATCATTAAAGAAAAAATAGAAATAACAGAAAAAGACTTGAGAGACTTAGATATGACCACTCCAGCATATCTGGCCCAATATGGGAAATATTATGCAATTCTATCCGTTACAGCAGAAAATACAGGAATAGCAAATGTTGAATTATTACAATTAGACATCTAAAATTATGGCAGACAAAGTAGAAAAGATACTTGATATCAAAGTGAATTATAATGAGGCTATCAAAGCTATAGCCGAGTATCAGACAAAAATCGACAAAGCCAAAGAAGCAGAGGCGAAACTGAAGGAACAGTTAAAGGCTGGAGACATAAAAAGGCAGCAGTACAATGAAGAAATGGCGGCATCTAAAGCCTATATCAACGACTGTAATGATTCGATACGTGTTATAACGAAAACAATGCAAAATCAGCTCAAGCAGGAGAAGGCACAAGAAAACAGCCTTGTTTCTCTCCGTGCCAAACTGTCAAACCTAACGGCTGAATACGATGCTTTATCCGAAGCGGAACGGAATGCGGCTACAGGCATTAAGTTACGGGATAAAATTAATGAGGTTACTGATGCTCTGAAGGATGCTGAAGAAGAGACACAGCGGTATTACCGAAATGTTGGCAATTACAAGGAAGCTATAATGGAAGCCGCCAATGCCAATATCCCGTTCGTGCAACAGATAAATGTAATGGTGACCTCTTTGGGCGGAGTAAAAAATTACATAAGTAATGTAAATCAAAAATTGATTACTGTTGCAAAAACCACGACAGGACTAACAAGAGTAGTCAAACTACTTGGAACCGCCATGCTAGGACTTGGAATAGGTGCTCTTTTGGTTGTACTGGCTTCTCTTGTATCATGGTTCACCAAAACACAGAAGGGCGTGGAAGCAGCCAATAAAATAATGGGGGCTCTTGGTGCCACTGTAAATGTCTTAATAGACCGGGCAGGCAAGTTGGGAAGTGCTTTAGTGAATCTGTTTACCGGGAACTTCAAACAGGCGGGGAATGATGCCAAATCCATATTCGCTGGTATCGGTGATGAAATAGTCAATGAAACCAAACAGGCGTGGAAGCTGGCAGAAGTCTTGAATGAGATAGACAAGAGGGAAGTCATGCTGTCCATGTCACGTGCCGCTAACCGAGCTGAAATTGAGAAGCTGAAAAAAGCTGCTGATGACCAAACCCTATCCACACAGGAACGTATCAAAGCTGCGGAAAAAGCTGCAGCAATGGAAAAAGAGGACTTAAAAATCCAAACAGACTTAGCGAAAGCAAGAATTGCCAATATGCTCGGATATACTAAAGTAACAAAGGAAGCCCTTAAGACCATTGAGGACATGCAAAAAGGAGCAATTACAGCAGATGAAGCTATTGGAAAAATCGGTATATCGGAAAGCACTATTGATGACCTTAGGAAATTAAGCGAAGAAGTAAACAGATTAAGTGAATTGGAAGAAAGCAGTTACACCCGTCAGACAGAGCAGCAAAATACCCTAAACTCTATCCGCCAGGAAGGTGCAGACAAAGCAAAGGAAGCAAAGCAAACAGAACTGGAAGCAGTAAGGGCAGCAGAAGATGCTATGCTTGCCTTAGTGAAAGACAAGAGAGAACAAGCACGGAAAGAGATTGAATTGAACTATTCCCGGCAGATTGAGGATTTGCAAATCAGTTTAAAGCAAGAAGAGAACCTTACCGCCAAGGCTCGTGAAGCCATCAACGCCAAAATAAAGGCTTTGGAACAACAAAAATCTATGGAGCTTAGCAAGTTGTCCGATGAGGAACTGAAAAAAGAACTGGAGAACCGTTTAAAAATGATATCCCTGCAATTGGAATCGGTCAAGGAAGGTAGCGAGCAGGAATACCAGTTGAAGTTGCAACAATTACAGGCACAACAAGAGGCGGAACTTGCCAGCACAGAACAGACCGAAGAAATGAAACTGGCCATTAAAGCAAAATACAATACCAAGATAGACGAACTGGCAACAGCTCATGAGCAGGATATTATCAACAAGCAACAGGAAGCCATGCGCATACGCTTTGAAACGGAAATCGCACAAGCATATGATAACGAAGAGAAAATTCTTCGTATAAGGATGGAACAAAAGAAAGCCGAGCTCGATAACCTGCAGCAAATGGAAGGTGAAAGTATAGAAGCATTCAATCTTCGCAAGCTGGAAGCACAGAATGCTTATCTGGAATCCAAAAAAGAACTGAGCGATAAGGAGATTGAAATAGAACAAGCTAAATATGAAGCAATGGAACAGGTGACAAATGGCCTTGTAGCTCTCACAGAACAAATTGGGGAGTCTGACAGAGGATTTGCTATGGCAAGCAAAATGTTGGCTTTGGCAGAGATTGCCATCAATTCAGGTAAGGCGATCGCAAAAATGGTATCCGCTGAATCAGGGAAAGGTATTCTTGGTATAGCTACAATGGCATCAGGTATTGCAACAATCCTTTCTAACATTGCAAATGCTGTTAAGATAGTAAAAAGTGCTAAATTTGCAGAAGGTGGTTTGGTTACAGGACCGGGGACAGGAACGAGCGACAGTATTCCGGCACAGTTGTCGAATGGAGAATCCGTTATAACCGCCAAAGCTACGTCCATGTTCGCCCCTATCCTATCATCCTTCAATATGATGGGTGGAGGTGTACCTATTAATGTAACAGCAACGAATAATCAAACTTTAGGCGAAGATATGCTGGCCAGAGCAGTCGCCAAAGGAATGATGATGGCTCCTGCCCCTGTCGTTTCTGTAGAAGAGTTTACTTCAGTTGCGAATAGAATTAAATACATAGAAGAAAGCGGTAGTTTATGAAAGCATACGAACTATTATATATAAACAGGAACACTCTTAGGATAATGTCTGAAATGTCATTAGATGCATCAGATATTAAATACCTGGAAATGTATAAAGACTACACCCGTCTTACGGCTGAAGGTCATAAAAAGGCATATATCATGCAGTACCTAGCAGATGAATACAGCATTTCAGAAAGGACCATCTATAGAGTCATTGACAGGTTGTCCGTTGACGTTTCAATTCAATAAAGTGGGTGCCAAAACTCAGTTTTTGAAAATATGAACTGTAATAGTCAAGACTTGTTCTGACATTTCCATACTATCGGATAAAATGAACTTATAATCTAAAATTTGAGCATCC